TAAAGGATAAGCAGGGAGAGGTCACAATAGTAGATGAATTGATGAAAGTTTTACCAGTATGGATAGATAGGGGAGCACCTATTTCAGATACACATAGTAATAGAATAATTGGAAAGGGTATTAACTATTCAAAGGTAGAATACAAAGACAAGGATGGAGAGATATATCCTGCAATAAAGGTTACAGGTAAGATACACAAGAATTATGAGTTAGATAATGATATTTGGCAGAAAATTAAATCTGGAGAGTATAAGGGACTTTCATTTGGTGGAGCAACCAAATCTGACAGAGAACCAATGAGAATGAAAGATGGCTCTATAGCATACAGTCTAAAGGACCTAGAACATTATGAGGTTGCAGTATGCAGAGATCCAGCAGTACCATTAGCATTAATTACAGAATTTAATACATTAGCAAAGGCAGCAGTAGATGGAGTTGATTTAGGTGGTGGTAGAATGTTGATAAAGTGTGACAAGTTTGGCTGTTATGTTGATAAAGCAAATAACAGTGAGGGAGGACTTAAAGCACCAGAAGCAAGAAACGAAGCATTAGTTTATGATGACAAGACACATGACCAACCAAGTGAAACACCATTAGAAAACCAGGCGAAAATAAAGAAAGGAGAAGATGATGCTAAAGATGCACAACATATGGATGAAAGTGAAGCAGTATTCAGACACGCCACAGGTCAAGATAAAGGAGTGAGAGATACTTCCGTTGCAGGTCAAGAAGATATGCCAAAACAAAAACAAATAAGACATGAAATAGCAGATGAGAAAGGATATAGAGGTAAAGGAGAAGATTGGTCAAACGCAGACGGAGATAGACATGGTATGTATAACCAAGACACAGACGAGGGTGGTATGGGTAAAAAACATACAGGACCAAAAGGATGCAAGTGTGGAGATCCAAAGTGTAAAGATCCTAAATGTAAAAAGAGAGAAGTTGGAACAGGCTATGGAGCAGAACAAAACGATACAGGAGAAGTTCATTGGTCAGGTAGTGGTTCGCCATATCCTAAGAAAAAATCAATCATTACAAACATATACTCACGATTAAAATCATTAGATTTTATACTAAGAGGTCAATGTCATATGGAACACGAAGGATCGTGTGCTGAAGCACAAGCTACTGAGAGTTCAGAAGAAACCAAAAGAAAATGGAGAAAGAGAAAGAAGAAAGGTGAAGCACAATTAAAGAGTATACAATCACGAATAGAGATTTCAGATTTTCTACTAAGAAAAGACGGAGAATTTGGTGGCATGAACACTGGTCAAGTAGAATGGACAGAACCAAGAGACACAGCTAACAGTAGAACAAAACGTGACAAAGATGTCGCTTAATTATGGTTATATATTTAGCCAGATAGATAAGGCTAAGAAGAAAAAACCCAAACACTACGTTCCTTGGAATAGTCCAGAATCTAAAAAACTACAAGAAGAAAACGCTAAGAAAGAGGAAGCCAAACCAAAAACAGGGAGGAACCGTTACCCAGGATACATAAGTGATAAAAAAATGTTGAGAGGACTCAAGGATCAAAAGGATGCAGAGAAAAAGAAGATTCAAGATAAGAAAGAGCGAAATGAGAAAGACACTTACACTGGTGTGAAAGGTGATTTCCCACCAGCTAGTCATGAGACATCTGGTCAGCGAAAACCAAAGGTAGTAGACCTTAAAATACCAAAGCATATAAAAGGACTTGGAGGAAAGAAGCAACATCATACAGAAAAACTTGGTCAAAAAAAAATAACTAATTTAAAACCAAGAGATACAAAACCTAGAGTGCCAGGAAATAGAAGAAATCAACTAAGACGACAATATCAAGATCAGAGCCAAGCAGATAAAATATTTGAAAAAGAACGAGATGAAGAAACCACAACTAGTTTTGGGCAATTCAGAAAATTAGATGAAGCCTTTAAACTAGGTGAAACTACAAGGTATAAGAAATACCTAGCAGATAGACAGGCAAAACGAGCAAAACGAGAACAAGATGCTAAAGAAAGAAAAGAAAGAGGAGGACCAAAGAAGAAAAAGAAACCAAAGTCACCTTTAACGTCTTTTACACCCAGAGATAATCCAGAAGACCCTATAGATGAATTTGGTGCAGGCGATCCTAATCCTGATAAAGAACCACCTGTATATGGAGAAGATTACACATCCCTTGAAGATCTTGATAAGGGTAAATCATTATGGAAATCATGGTTAAAAAAGAAAGAGTGTAAACACTGTGGTGGAACAGGAAAAAAAAGAGTAGCTGAGATTACTTGGTTGAAACCTGACAGATTTATTGGTGATACTCAGACCGGAGCAAGAGCTGAGATTAGAGATGTGGATTGTCCACACTGTAAGAAGAAAGCAGAAGAGGGTATAGGAGGCATGAATATGGGTGCTCAAAGAGGTCTAGGACATGAGGCTGGTTATAAGCAAGATCCAGGTCAATCAGCACAGATAACAGAAGTAAAGGATGAAAAGGAGAAAAGTGCCTATGAGAACCATGAACAAGACGAAAGTCCAGAAAATGAGCCTAATAAACAACAAATACCACCATCAAAGCCAGGAACGGATACATTCAAATCATTATATAAGAAAGCCTTAATAATCAAATATAAGAATATATATAAACCAGCAAATATTTAAATACTGTATCTATGGCAGACGAACAAATAGTTGATCAAGAGATCACTAAATCTGACGAAGAAGAACAAACTTCTTATGAAAATACAGTTGCAAAGAGTATTGATACTCTAGCAGATGTAGTTCAATCCATAGCCCAATCACAACAAGGCGTAGAAAAAGCTGTCTCAGAAATAGTTGAGAGAGTAAAAGCTCTTGAAACACCAAGCGATTTACCTTTGAGTCCGAAAGGAACCCAAGGTGGAGATGATGTAGGTGCGAAAGTTACTGCTCCAAATGATCCTTACCCAGTAGGTGATCAAGTTGGACTGGATTCTGACAGGAGATCCAAAAATCCCCCAAAGAAAGACCCAGCAGGACTCAAAATGCAAGAGAAGCCAGTGAATAAGGCAGAAGTTGAACCAGAAGAAGAAGTTGAGAAATCACAACCAGAGATGGTAACGAAATCCCAACACGAGTTCTCAACTGAGACACCAAGACCAGGTAGTGCACCTGAAACAGTGGACAAATCTTTCACAAAAGATTTCAGTCCAATATTGAAAGATGCACGAGAGCATGGTTTTGAAGGTCTTAGCATAGTAGCACAAAACATCCTGAGTGGCAAATATTACAAGCCAACTCCAGAGGAGATAGGTGGATTCTGATATGGTCCAAGTACGAACCATTGATGAACTAGAAGCACTCTATTATGGTTATAATAGAAACCTATTGAGAAAAGCAGATGCTCCAATTACAACATCAACAGTTGGCGTTTTTAACGCTATCTATGGTGCGTATGCATGGGCACAGCTCAACTTAGAGGCTAACGCTTTTGGTATCTTACCAAAATATCCTTGGGACAAATCAGGATGGAGGGTCATAACTGCAAAGCCAGTTCTGAATACCACCAACAGTAATACTGTTCTAGGTGGAACAGCAGAAGGTGGCTTAATTGCACAAACCATTAAACCAACACTTCAAGAAATTGATGTTAGACCAAAGACAGCACAACTGCCTTTCTCAGCATCCGAAGTTATGGAATGGTTAGCAACACACAGCAAAGATGATATTTGGGGTGGACTTGGTTCACTTCGATTGTACATGGCTGTGCAGCACAAAGAATTCCTTAACAGAATGTTACTCGCAGATGTCGAAAAGCAAGCAGCAGATGCAAGTGGAGCTTGGACCGGAACAGCAGACTTTGAGTCTCTAGACCGAATTGTATCAACCAGTGCTGAAGAAGCAGCAACTGGTGGTGCACAAACAGGCAACTACGATCCATGGGCTGCAAACGCAACCATCGACAGAGATAGTGGTACAGCTTTCGATTGTACTGTTGAATCTGCTTCAGGTACTATTGGAACAAACGGTGTTCTTACAGACGATACACTAAGAGCTTTCTTACGAAAGATTCGTATCGCTGCTGGTAAAGACCCAAACGTATTCCTAGGATCTCACGAAGTTTACTCCGAGATACAAGGTCTATACATGCCTTCCGTCAGGATTCCAAATCCATACGGCGAAAGCTTAGTACAGATTGATGTAAACGGTATCCAATCATTTAAGGGTACTGGAGTAGGTATTCACGTAGATTCAATCTATGGAATTCCATTCATTCC